CCAAGCCGTACCTCCTCTGATGAGGATGCCTTCAACCCTAAGAAAGTTAAGCAGTGGATAGTAACACAGAAAGCTTTGGCGGCGTCAGAACGTAAAGGGATTAGGCAGAAAGTTAAGGGTGCAATCGAGAACCTTGCAAGCCATGAAGCTTACATTAAAAATCTACAGAGATACTTACGTACAGGAGACTGGGTTGATGATTTTTATGGAGAGTATCAAGAAGAAAAGGTTAGGCATGTGAGCATTGCCTTGGCCTATGATGAAGATGGATTGGTCAAGAGGAATGTAGGCACATACTATCCTGATTTGGGGTGTGTATATACAAGAGAAATGTTTGCCCTCGATAGAGGGGAAAGATGACATTAAAACTTTTAGCGGATAACATAGAGAAAATTGAGAAGGTCATAACTCTTTATTCCCTTAACAAAATCAAATACGAAGAAGCACATTCTTCTCTCATGTCCTTTGGTTATTCAAAGAGACAGGCCAGTACTATTCTGGAAGGTAAACAAGATGGTTCTGATACTAGATATAGAAACGGATAGTCTGCATCCAAGTGAGATACATACTTGCGTCACGAAAGATTTAGATACTGGTATTATCTTATCTTTTATGAAAGAAAAAAAGGATAATCTAAAACAGTATCTAAAGAGGTTCGATGTTATCGTTGGTCACAATGCCTTATCCTTTGATGTACCTGTGTTGAACAGACTGTGGAACATGGAGATAAAAGAGGATAAGGTTTTTGATACGCTTGTTGTTTCTTATTTAGTCAAGGCTAACATCAAGGGCGGCCACAGTTTAAAAGATTGGGGAAAAAGATTTGATTGTCCTAAGATAGAGTTTGAAGACTTCAAAACTTTTTCTCCAGAGATGCTGAAGTATTGCATACAGGATGTTAACATCACGGGAGAATTGTATAAGCATCTTATAAAACTTATAGACCGAAAGAAGTTTAGTGATAGGAGTGTTCTTCTTGAGCATAAGATAAGAAGGATAATTAATAAGCAACAAGACAAAGGGTTCCTTCTAGATATCAGGAAGGCACACTTCTTATTGAGTGAGGTTAAGCAAAAAGCAGATGCAATCGAGAGAGATATCCTCAAGGAAATTCCTTATAGCATTAAGCAAGAGAGAAAGGTTACTGTTAAAACAAAGAAGGATGGCGACATATCTTCTGTTGGTTTGAAACAAATTAATAATTGGAAAGAGGTAGTGGGTGGAGATTTTAATCTGGTATCCTTTGAGCCTTTCAATCTGGCTAGTCCTAAACAGATCATCGAACATATGGAAGAGTATGGTTGGAAGCCGATTGATTACACACCAAAGGGATCGCCAAGGATAACGGAAACAAATCTAGCTAGCGTGTCTACCGCTGCACCCAAGGCTATCCAGAGGTTAGCAGAATGGAAGATGCTACAAACTCGATACAAGACTGTCGAAGCTTGGCTGGATGAGGTAGATGATAATGATAGAGTGCATGGCAAAGTCATAACGATGGGTGCGGTTACCTCTCGCATGACACATGCCAATCCTAACATGGCTAACATCGTGTCTAACAGTAAGCCCTTTGGTGTAGAGTGTAGGGAATGCTGGACTATACCTGGCGAAGACAAAGTTTTGGTAGGTATGGATGCTAAAGGGTTAGAGCTACGTATGCTTGCTCACTATATGAATGATAAAGATTTTACTGATGCTGTTATCAATGGTGATCCTCATACCTTAAACCAGAAGGCGGCAGGATTACCCACTCGATCTTCAGCCAAGACATTCATCTATGCCTTTCTTTATGGGGCCGGTGCGGCAAAGATAGGTTCTATTATTAATGGTAGCAGTTCAGAAGGGGAGGCACTGAAAGAAAAGTTTCTAAAAAATGTACCTAAACTGAATGCCTTGATCAAAGCAGTAAATAGGTCGGCAGGGAAGGGGCATATCAAAGGACTAGATGGTCGTAGGCTTTACGTCAGGCACCGTCATGCTGCCCTTAACACCCTCTTGCAGGGAGCAGGAGCCATAGTGTGTAAGCAGTGGGCAGTGTTCATCGATGAGGAGATTACTAACCGGCGTCTGGATGCAAGCTTGGTTAATACAATCCATGATGAACAACAGTATGAATGTAGCAATAAGGATGCTGAAGAGTTATGTTTCATAGCAGACTATACAATACAAAAAGTAGGAGAGTATTATAACATGACACTTCCTTTGAATGCTGACGCTAAGATTGGTAGGACTTGGGCAGAAACACATTAAGGAGGGTTCAACATGCCGACTAAAGATAGAGAACTACAACTATTTAGGCAGCGAAGAAGCTATCATAAACGTATGAGTACTGAAGAAGGGAGGGAAAAAGAGAGATTAAAAAATAAGAAGTCTAAGAAAGCTAGAAGAAGAAAAGTTTTTGATATCCTTGGAAGACGATGTGTTTGTTGCGGAGAGACAGATGAAATCTATTTAGAAGTAGATCATGTTTTTAATGATGGATACAAAGACCCTAAAGGAGGTGCTGCAAATATATATAATATAATAAAAGCAAATCCAGAAAGGTTCCAGACACTCTGTAGTAATTGCAATCAAGCTAAAGCAAGGAATTACGGAGAGTTATACGTACCAGAACAAGGATGGGTTATAAGGGATACAGATATTATGAGAACAACTACAATCGGGCGAAAGAAGTTTAGTCAAGAGCTATATGACAAGGCAGATCATAAAGCTAAAGGCATCATACGTGCTTACTTAGAGAGTGAAGGATACTCCCTATTAGATGACAGAGAAAAGTATTCTTGCGACATCGAGGGTAGGGATGGACAAGGATGGGAGGTGGAAATAAAATACTCTTGGAAAAAAGAATGGCCGCCCTCTTGGCGTGATGTGCGTATACCATATAGGAAAAAGAAATTGTTAGAAGACACAGGAGAGGACAAGATAACCTTCTTCATATTGAACAGCATGTGTAAGGAAGCTTGGAAAATACCAGGACAAGTTGTTTCTGAAGCAGAAGTTGTAGAGGTTTCAAATAAGTTTGTACCAAGAGGAGAGTTATTTTATAGCATACCAGTATCGAAAGTTAGAAAGATTTCTATTGACACCACGCAAAATATGTGATACGATATATACCTAAATTGAAAAGGAGATTAATCATGGCAGTAAAACAAAAAGCAGATAGCTATATCATCCAAGGCAAAGCTTATTGGACTAAGCTCAAAGCACCGGATGAGTACAGCGATAAGTACCAACTCGATGTAGGCAACCTGTCTCAACAGTCTAAGAAAACCCTCTTGGACCTTGGTGTAAGGCTCAAGGACAAGCAGGACGATAGGGGTGAGTTCGTTACTCCTCGTTCCAAGTTTGAGGTTACAGCAATGGATGCTGACAAGACGCCTATTGATGTGCAGACTACGTTGATTGGTAATGGTTCTGATGTAAGGGTTAGGGTTGTTCCGAATGCTGATCACCCAATGGCAGATCAATATGGAACATCCTTATACCTTAATAAGGTTCAGGTTCTCTCTCTTGTAGAGTACTTTGGCGGCGACGATGATTTTGATGAGGAGTTTTAAGTCGGCTTAGTTAGTATTGTAAGGGCTTGACATAAGTGCTTTCGTACTTGCATTGTCAAGAAGTATAGTGGGCGAGGGTATCCAAGGTGTACAAAGTTTTAAATTTTTCTTTGTACCCTATTGATAAGATGGGGCAGCTATACACTTAGAACCTGAAACAGGAGATAGGAATGAAGATTGAAACTTTAGTAGAAGATATCTATTCCACTTTAGAAAACGAACATACTTTATCTGAGGACAATCTCTCTTCTTTTTTAAAAGGAATGGAAAAAGTTATGAGAGAACAAATGGAAAATAGAAGGGAGTACACCGACAAACCAACGCTGAGAATGTCTTCCATAGGAAAACCTACTAGACGTTTATGGATGGAGTTTAATAATTCAAAAAAAGATACGCCGCCTAAAGGTTCACTGTTGGTTAAGTTTTTATATGGTAGTATACTAGAAGAGCTTCTTATCTTCCTAACAAGAGAGGCCGGTCATTCCGTAACAGATGAGCAGAAAGAGGTCACACTAAACGGAGTGAAAGGACATATCGATTGTAAGATAGATGGGGAGTTAGTGGATGTTAAGTCTACTAGTGACTTTGCCTTTCGTAAATTTAAATTAGGTACGCTAGAGAACGACGATCCTTTCGGATACATAGGACAGATTAGTGGGTATGCTCTGGCAGAGGGAAAAAATAACGGATACTTCTTAGCTATCAACAAGGTCACTGGTGAGATAACTTTGTTAGAGATAGATGATTTCGGTATCATCAACGCTAATAAAAGAATTGATCAGATAAGGAAAGCAGTTGATGATCCTGTCCCTCCTTCCCTTTGTTATTCACCAGTGCCAGATGGTAAGTCTGGAAACATGAAGCTCAACAGGAACTGTGTGTACTGTCCCTTCAAGACAGATTGTTGGGAAGACCTGCGTATCTTTAAGTATAAGGATAGCTTGAGATATCTTAGTAAAGTTATAAGAGAACCCAATGTACCAGAAGTAACTGACACTTATGCATGAGGAGATACCCTTGACAACACAACGAACTGCTTGTCCACAATGCAATAGCAAAGATAATCTGGTGATCTTCCCCGATGGGGGGGAGCATTGTTTCACTCCAGATTGTACACACCATATCCATGGAAAGAAAGGAAACCAAAGTCAGGTGATTACCAACAAAGTTTCTAAGAACATACTTACCCAAGGCATCATTGCCGCCATTCCTTCAAGAGGGATATTGGAAAACACTTGCAAAAAATATAATGTCAGACAAGAAAAGGATAAGCATTACTATCCTTACTACAATTCAGATAACTCTTTGGTTGCTCATAAGATACGTAATGTTTCTTCTAAAACATTTTATTCAGAGGGTACTATTGTAGGCTCTGGTTTGTTTGGGCAACAGGCTTTCAATAGTGGAAGAAAATTTGTCACCCTTTGTGAAGGGGAACTCGATGCTCTTAGTGCTTACCAATTGCTTGGATCGAAGTGGCCTTGTGTATCTATAAAGAATGGAGCAGAGAGTGCAGTTAAAGATGTAAAGGAAAGCTATGAATGGCTTATGTCTTTTGATAACATCGTAATCTGTTTTGATAATGATGCACCTGGAATTTCGGCGGCGAAGAAAGTTGCAGAGTTACTAAGTCCCAAGGCTAAGATAGTAAAATTACAGCATCATAAGGATGCTAATGAGTATCTTATGAACAACCGTGAGAAATTCTTCTTGGAAGATTGGTGGGCGGCGGAAAGCTATACACCTGACGGTATCATATCAGGAAAGGACATGTGGGAAATTGTCCAAGAAGATAAGTCGGAAGCTATAATTAACTATCCTTTCGGAGGGATACAAAAATTAACTTACGGTATAAGAACAGGAGAACTTATCACTGTTACTGCCGGATCAGGATTAGGTAAGTCTCAATTTATGAGGGAGCTTACCTATCATGTGTTAAAAAATACAGAAGAAAGTATAGGCATGATGTTCATGGAAGAATCGGTACGCCGTACCGGCCTTGCCATGATGTCGTTAGAAGCTAACAAGCCTCTCCATTTACCAGATGTATACAAAACCACACCTAGCGAGGAGTTTAAAAATTATTTTGATAGCACATTGGGTACTGGAAGGCTTTACTTCTTTGATCACTTTGGTTCAAATGAGATCGATAAGATAGTCAGCAGTGTAAGATATTTTTCTAGGGCTTTGAATTGTAAGTTCGTTTGTTTGGATCATGTGTCAATCATTGTATCAGATCAAACAAATTCAGATGAACGTAGAGCCTTAGATGAAATCATGACAAAGCTACGAACCGTAGTTCAAGAGTTGGATATCGTTTTATTTCTAGTTAGTCATTTGCGTAGGCCATCAGGATCAGGCCATGAAGAAGGCGCAGTGACTTCTCTTAGCCAGCTTAGAGGTTCTGCATCAATTGGACAGTTGAGTGATATCGTTTTCGGATTAGAACGTAATGGGCAGCATGAAGATGAAAAGGAAAGGAACACTACTACTGTACGTGTGATTAAGAACAGGTTCTCTGGACTGACAGGACCGGCTTGTCGTTTGTATTACAACCCTGATAACGGGAGAATGGAAGAGGTGATGGAAGATAGGGAAGATTTAGAATGACACTATTAACTCAATCAGTTATAACAGAAGAGGATGTAACATTAAATCACCTGGTAAAGTACATACAATTTATACCTAATAAACTTCCATCATTAGATTTTATTAAACCTAATCATCTTCTAGTTAGATACAAAAAGTATCTCTCTTCTATTAGTGAGGAAGACTTTTATCAAGAAGATACAGAAGAGGTAGGCTTGGAAAGAATGTTAGAAGACTTTAAGAAAATAGGGGATGAGCTAAATAGAGGTGAAATTGTAGTATATTCTCCAAGAGATTGTATGGTAGTTGAAGAAAACTTATCTGAGTTTTCCACTAAAAAATTTAAAAAAGTATTTTTAAAAGAGTTTGAAAAGCTTCATGATAAACATTACAATAAACACAATTTTTGGAATTAACAAATGTCTATATCTGTAGCATCAAGGAAAGCTAAAGGTAGACGCTTACAGGATTGGGTTAAGGACCAACTGTATAAAAGATTTTCTTCGTTGGAAGAAGGAGATATTCGTGGGGCTATCATGGGAGAAACTGGTGCAGATATTAAATTGTCTCCCCTAGCTGCAAAGCAAATACCTTTAAAGATAGAGTGTAAAGCAAGGGAAGGATACAAAGGAATATAC